AATGATCCCTGATTACGATCTGTATAATGTTGATAAGAATTTGGCTTATGGCTTTTTGACAAGGGGTTGCCCTAATCGTTGTAAATGGTGTGTTGTACCTGCCAAAGAAGGAAACATCACTCCTTACATGGATATTGCAGAAGTATCTGCTGGACGAAAAAATGTGATTCTTATGGATAACAACATACTTGCATCTGAGTACGGGTTACAGCAGATAGAAAAAATAATCTCCATGGGCGTGCGGGTTGACTTTAATCAGGGATTAGATGCCCGGCTGGTAACGGATGATATAGCCCGGTTGCTTGCAAAGGTGAAATGGATAAAGCGTATACGATTCGGTTGTGATACACCGGGACAAATCGCGGAATGTGAACGGGCTACGGCTTTGATTGATAAGTATGGCTATAAGGGCGAATACTTTTTCTACTGTATATTATTGAATGACTTTAAGGAAGCATTTACCCGCGTTAATTATTGGAGAACAAAAGGCGGGCGGTTCTTACCATATTGCCAGCCTTACCGGGACTTAAACAATCCTCGTCAGATTATCCCTCAATGGCAAAAGGATTTGGCTGGATGGGCTGACAAGAAGTGGATTTTTAGAAGTTGTGAATTTAAAAACTTTACCCCGCGAAAGGGATTTGTCTGTAGTGAATATTTTGATAACAATTAGATTAAAACAGAACAATAAGGAACATTATGGAAATAATCAAACTAACGAAGAAAGAAGAGGAATGGATTAAGGAGCTGAAGAAGTTAATCCGAAAGAAACCTAAGAATCTGATTCTCTTTGCTGATGGAAATTTAAATATCTTGAAACTTGATAAGGATGATAATGATGGAGTGGGCGAAAATGGAAGAATGAAAAGTGATAGAATAGTAGAAATTATTCTTAACGCCTGTGATGGAGGTGTATTTTAATTAGAGTAAAACAAAGAATAAAGGAGGCAAACTATGATTGGAGCAGAAATATATGCATACCGCATGAATTTCTCATGCAAAGAGAACAAATACAAGAACCCGTATTTAAAATCTATCAAGCTGAAACTTGTAGATTTGTTCAGACCTTATTATCGGCACTTTAGTAAGTTTGACGATGACCTTTATATCGGTATTTGTCAATACTTCATGCGTAAAGGCTTACCCCATGATTCTTTTTGGGGTGGTTCTAAACTCCGTATTACAAGCGGACTAAAAGAGGCAGATAAATACTTGTCCGATGCCTTATTCTCCTGCAATTATTTTCTCGCTGAAAGCCTGTATATAAACAACGATCATTTCAAGCTAATGGAGTGGCGAAAACAATTTGACATCTTTCAAGAGATGAAGATAGACGGGCTAAAGTTTTATCGCAATAGGACAGCTATCCCATTAGATAATTTTGAATCTTTCGACGACATAAAACGGTTGATATTTAACGGGAGAGGAAGATACGGAGAGCAGCATGATATGCTTGAATTCCCGTATAATGAATGCCATAAGACAGCAAAATACATTATAGGACGTGATGTGCTTGTTTATCCCAATTATTTCTATTACCACATATCCTACGGGATGCAAGATGATTTCGAAAACTTCAAACAAGGGAAAGGACATAGTTCTTGGGATATTTATATCAGAAGTGAGGATAACGAGAACTACATAGATTTTTGTTTGCGCATCTTCAACCGCTATGATGCAATATTGAAATTCGATACAGAGGTTATAGAGCAAACATCACAATACAGCAGTTATTACAAGATAATCAATTAGAGTAAAACAGAACAAGTAATGAAGAAAATGAAATCAATTCACCCAATAATGGCCGCTAATAATATGAAACTTGAATGTGGCTTCTATTTTTTCGGTCAGTGTAACTATCGGGGGGGGATGTCTCCCCGATAACTGTAAAAACTTTCAAAAGATAAAAGCCCATGGCAAAAATAGCAATAACTCGAATCACCGTCGTCAATGATGCCGGTCAAAAGATGTCACACAATGGACGGGTTATTATAGATAGTTCAGAACTGGAAGATTACCGGAAATTTATCAAACGAGATGGTAATGATATCAACCGTGTCTTATTCATTTATGAGGAGGTGGAAGATGATTAACGGTATACCTTCTGAATTTGATAGAATCTATGATGTTATACAGATTAAAAGGAGAAAGACTAAATTATGGCAGAAGAAAATGAAATCAAGGTACAAAATGACGGTTCTTTATTTATCGCAGTCGGCAGTGGGCGAAAAGAAATCAACTGGAAGAATCGCGAATGGACGTGGGGGCAATTCCTTAACAAGATAAAAGAAACCCGACGTACAAATGAGACAATGGCCGAATATCGGAAAGCCTCTAAATCCAGGCAGGACGAAATAAAAGACGTCGGAGGCTTTGTAGGCGGATATATTAACGGCGGACGAAGAAACAAAGGAAGCGTTATGGAACGCACAATGGCTACTTTAGATATTGATTTTGCAACAGGTGATATATGGGATGACTTTTGCCTGTTGTTCAATTGTGCAGCTGTAGTATATTCAACCCACAAACACACGCCTGACACTCCTCGTTTACGTCTTATCATACCGTTCAGCCGTCCGGTAACTCCCGCCGAATATCAAGCCATTTGCCGATATGTCACAGCCGTTATCGGTATTGACATGTTCGATGACACTACGTATGAACCGGAGCGACTTATGTATTGGCCGTCCACCTCAATAGATGGGCAATACCTCTTCCGATATCAGGATGGTGAGTGGTTGGACGTGGAATCTATCCTCGCCACATACAAGAATTGGCGGGATACATCCGAATGGCCTGTATCTAGCCGAGTAGACGTCGGTGTACGCAGAGAGATAAAGAAACAGGGAGATCCTCTCGAAAAATCAGGTATCGTCGGTGCTTTCTGCCGGACATACAACATTCACCAGGTAATAGAAACGTTTCTTTCGGAAGAGTATGTGCCTTGCGGAATAGATAACAGATACACCTATGTCCACGGCTCCACAGCAGCCGGTCTTGTGGTTTATGACGATAAATTTGCCTATTCGCACCATGGAACAGACCCGAGTAGCGGAAAACTCTGCAACGCCTTTGATTTAGTCCGTCTACACCTGTTTGGAGATAAGGACGAGGGCATAGATAAAGAGAGCAACAGGAATATAACGAAATATCCTTCATATCTTGCAATGGAGGAATTTGCTTCAAAAGATACAAATGTTAAAAAGACAATATTCACAGAAAGAAACGCATCGGCCAAATGCGATTTTGCAGATGTTGACTTCGTTGAAGACGAAGACCAGGAATGGAAAGAAAAACTCGATTGTAATAAAAAGGGAATTTGCGAAAAATCAAGAAAGAACCTACTACTAATATTGAAGAATGACCCGAACGTCGCCGGTTGCTTTGCTGTAGATAAATTCTCTAATCGGGCAGCTCTGCTAAGGTTGCCTATGTGGCGTAAGACCGAAGATACCGATATGTTCATGAGGGATGATGATTTGATGAATCTTCGGGCATATCTGGAAACAGTCTGGGAGATTGACGCAAAAGATAAGATTAATGACGCTCTGGGGATAGTTGCACGCGATAATGCTATCCACCCTGTAAAAGAATATCTATCAGGGCTTTCGTGGGATGGAATAAAACGTGTCGATACGGTCTTTATTGATTATTTGGGGGTGGAGGATAATCCTTTATACCGTTTGTGTACTCGAATATCTTTAACTGCCTGTGTCGCACGTATATTATCGCCAGGATGCGACTTTGACTATACCACGGTGCTTGTAGGTGCGCAAGGCGTCGGGAAAAGTAAGTTGTTGGCAAAGTTGTGCACTAACAAAATGTGGTTCAATGATGCTTTTTCCGTGGATGGAAAAGAATCGTATGAGAATCTTCGGGGTAAATGGATTGTTGAAATAGCAGAATTAGCGGGAATTAAGAAGGCCGACATGGATTCCGTAAAGAAGTTCCTGACTAAAACAAGCGATTTTTACCGCGCAGCCTTCGAACATTACCCGCAGGACCAAATGAGGCAGTGTGTATTCTTCGGGACAACAAATAACTTGAATTTCCTTCGAGATGTTACCGGCGACCGTCGTTTTTGGCCTATGGAGGTATGCGCTGACCGGATAACAAAAAATCAGTGGACGGATCTGACAGACTACGAAATCGGGCAAATCTGGGCGGAAGCGATACATTATTATAACGAAGGACAACAGTTGTATTTGCCTAAAGATATGGAGGAAGAGATGAACAGTAGACGTGAAATATACACTGAAGTAGATGACCGCATCGGGCTGATACAACAGTATCTCGATACGAAATTACCCCCTAATTGGGCTACAATGGACATACAGCAACGCCGTAATTTCCTAGCAGGAAATGATTCGTTAATGCCGGAGGGTGTGGTTGTACGTGACAGGGTTTGCGCCATCGAAATAGGATGTGAGTGTCTCGGCATGAGAAAGAGCGATATCACAAAATATGTTTCGAGTGAGATAATATCCCTAGTTCGGAAAATAGGAGGCTGGAAATGGTCGGGAAAAAAGACGTATCGAGTAGCGCAATACGGAAAAGTACACTGCTTTTTAAGGGAACTACCCGATGACATGACGGGTACTAGGGGTACTACATACCAAAACGAAGAAAAAAGCATCTTCTAAAGATAGTCCCCATAGTCCCTTATACAGTACCCAGAAGACACAATTGCAATATATTAATAATCAGATTATTACATTATAAAAGATACTAAGGGTATTAAGGGTACTAATATATATATAATAAGTAATTTAATTAAAATATGTATGTGTATACGCCTATAAATTTAATAAAACGCATTATGCCCTATACGCGTACGCGCGAGGTGCCTGATACCCAATCTATCTACAAATAGTATTGCCATGAATGAAAAGTTGATTGAAAGAAAACTCCGTGAAGGGGTAAAGGCTTTAGGTGGTTTGGCGTTGAAGTTTTCATCACCCTACCACCGAGGCGTCCCCGATCGGATAGTGCTAATGCCCGGAGGGCAGATGTACTTTGTCGAGCTGAAAACCACCGGAAAGAAACCTACCCTATTGCAGCAAAAAGCTATCGGTGAATTGAGGGAATTAGGATTTGACGCCCGTGTTATTGATAATCAAGAGTCACTAAACTTATTTCTGGAGGAAATAAAATGAACGAATCAAATTTGCATAACTACCAAACATTTGCGGTCCGGCATATAATAGATCATCCCGAGGCCGGTCTTCTGCTAGATATGGGCTTGGGAAAAACCGTGAGTACATTAACAGCTATCAAAAAGCTGATGGACGAGTATCTGGAAGTTAACAAGGTCTTGATCATCGCTCCTAAAAGAGTAGCTGAATCCACCTGGTGCGATGAAATTGACAAATGGGAACACTTAAAAGGTCTGAAAGTCAGTAAGATTCTAGGGACGCAAAAACAACGCAAAACCGCTTTAAAAGTATCCGCCGACATCTATACCATCAATCGTGAGAACGTTGTGTGGCTCGTCTCGCATCTCGAAGGTTATTGGCCTTTTGACATGGTTGTCATTGACGAGTTATCCTCTTTCAAATCACCTAAAGCCGCACGCTTTCGAGCGCTGCGTTTAGTCCGTCCCAAAATTACACGTATTGTCGGGTTAACAGGAACGCCCGCCCCTAACGGTTTGATTGATCTCTGGAGTCAGATATATTTGCTGGATATGGGGCAAAGACTGGAGCGTACAATAACGGCATACCGTACAAAATATTTCCGTCCTGGAAGAACCAACGGGCAGATAGTCTTCGATTATAAGTTAAATGCAGGCAGTGAAGAAGCCATATACAAACAAATTGGCGATATTTGTATCAGTATGAAAGCCGAAGACTATCTACAACTCCCGAAAAGGCTGGACCGCGTAGTGGACGTCCATCTGCCGCCGACAATGGCAGAACGTTATTTGGAGTTTGAAAAGGAACAAGTGTTAGCTTTGGAGGACGAGCAAGGGGATATATCAGCGGTAAATGCCGCTGCATTATCAAACAAACTACTGCAGTTTTCCAATGGGGCCATCTACGATTCAGAACGCAATGTGCATGAAATCCATTCCGAGAAACTGGAAGCACTGGAAGAAATTGTAGAAGCGGCCAACGGACAACCGGTTCTTATATTCTTCTCCTTCCGGCATGACGTTTACAGAATCATGAGAAGATTAAAAAAATTCCGTCCCAAAGAAATTGACGGTCCAGAAGACATTAAGGCGTGGAACAATGGTGATCTACCACTACTTTTGGCTCATCCCGCCAGTGCGGGTCACGGTTTGAACTTGCAAGCAGGCGGGCATATTATAATTTGGTTCGGACTTCCCTGGAGTTCCGAACTATACCAACAAGCCAATGCAAGGTTGTACAGACAAGGACAAAATAAACCTGTAATTATCCATCATCTGATTACAAAAGGTACAATGGATGAGGACGTAATGAAGGCGTTAACCGAAAAAATAGATAAGCAGGAAGCGTTGATGCAAGCTGTAAAAGCCCGTATTCAACGATGGAGGATGTAATATGGGAAAGAAAATGATAAATGTCAGATTCGACGAACGCACCGTGATGTTATTGAACGAACTGTCGGATATAACCAAAACAAGCATTTCCGTTATTGTCCGCGGAATGGTTTACCGCAGTATTGAAGAACTGATAGACAAATCCGGAAATTGGAAATTACCGAATGAGAACAACGAGGAAAGGAAAAGCCAATAAGAAAGTGATGTCCGTGATAGCGCATAACTATGACAAACTAAAACAGTTATGCGGTTATCGGGCTTCGGGCTTATATTGTTCTAAAAGCCGTGAAGACATTTTTCAAGACACTGTACTTTTTGTATCGCAGGATGAAAAAGCTGTATCCCTTCCCGATAAGGAACTAATACAATACTTTTGCTATCGCTTCCGTATGATTGAATACCAATCAATTAATGATAATAAACTTTTAAAAGAAATACCTTATGCCGACTATTTACAAACCCCAAAAACAGCAGCAAAAGAAGAGTGATAACTATTATGACGCAGAACGGAGAAAAATATATAATTCTGATCGCTGGCGTCGGTTACGTGCCTGGAAATTCGCATGTAGTCCACTCTGTGAAATGTGTTTAAAAGAAAACAAAACAACTCCAGCCGAAGATATCCACCACATAATTTCGTTTATGAGTACGGACGATCCGGTGCAACGTGCTTTTTTAGCTTATGATTATGACAATCTTATGAGTCTGTGCAAAAAATGCCATCAAGCAGCGCATAATAAACTATAGAGCGTTGATATATTCTCTGAAATCTCTGTTTAATTCATACGTCAAAAAGTAATAAAAGAAAGTTGCTCTCATAGGTTTTGATAATTCACGCTTCCCTGATAAAATGAGACTTAAAGAGGAACGGTCGATAGCTAACTGTTTAATCAAATCGTTTCTCTTTATTCCAAATTCTTGCATTTTCGACTCTATCCAATCAATCGTAATATCATCCACATTCAGAGAATAGACAACCGGGATAATCTTTGCATCCGGATACACTTCTTTACCCCGTTCTATAAGTTGTTTTTGATTCAATATATAGCCATTTATCAGCCTTGATTGAGTGACTTTTACTGTTCCATCCTGTAATGGTTCAATGCTTATCCCCAAGCGATCGTAACCTGTAATGCTTTGTTTCTCCATATCTTATTTTTCTTCAATGAAAGAAAAAGCAAGGGGCGAACCCCTTACTTAATTCTAATCTCTTTTATGTTTGTTAAATCGTAGATTGCAAGCTGATTGTGATTCTTTGCGAACTCTATCGCTTTGTCAATCTCCGAGTTTTTAAAGATTTTTACGCTGTCGAAATAGTAACGTCCGCTTTCGGTATCAAACCAACCGCCAACCGTCTTGCTATGTTCTAAAGCGTGATTAATAACTTTGTTTAAACTCTCTTTTCCGAAGCTATCTTGCGTTTCTTGATACGCTACTGATATTCCGTACTTGACTGGTTTCAATGTCTCAATGTTAAGAGTAAAACCGTTAGGATTGATTAGTGAGTATTCCCAAACTCCGTCAATTAATTGTTTCATAATGTCAAATGATTTAAAGCCCCTTGCTTTAACTGTTACAAAGATAATAATTTTATTTGCTTTACGCAAACTTTTATCAAATAATATTTGCTTTACGCAAACAAATAGGGATTTCCCTATGAACTTAATGTGATATTTTTAAAATTAAGTTAAAATTAACATTAAATACACTATAGAGGGGGTATGGGGTCAAATTTTGAGAAAATGAGCCTTCCAAACCTCGCCCAACCCTTCTTCACACGCACGGCACTTTTTGAAAAAAGCCAAAGTGTTTAGTTTTGTTAAAAGATCGTTTTTGTATGACATTTCTATGGTTTTAAGGTAAAAACGAATCAAAATCATGGGAAAAAAGAAGAAAATTAGCTTTAAATTGCCCGATAGTATTAAACATGACGAGGCTCGAAAATTGATTACCGGACTTGTCAAGCAGCTGAATGAGAAGGAAATGCTCGAACTCTCCGATATTCCCCAGCTCCATCGTATGGCGACCGCTTATGATATGTATCTCAGCTGTGTAGACGAAATATCCGAGAAAGGAATGACTATGGAGAATCTGAAAGGAGAACTAGTGAAACGGCCGGAAGCCAACTTACTGAAAGAAAGCTGGAGCCAATATCTTGAACTGGCCAAAGAATACGGATTAACTGCAAAGAGTAAAGGTCAAATCAAAGCCATGAGCGGTGGGGATAATGAAGAGTCACCGCTGGATGCATACTTAAAAGGCAAAAAGGAATTTCGCTAATGGGTACGAAGGCTTATTACGAGTATGCGCAGGGTGTCACAGAAGGAACAGTTGTTTGCGGTGAGTTCATAAAGCTTGCAGCCGAACGTTTCTTCAATTTTATGGAAGATGACCGTTATGAGTTCAGAGAGGACAAAGCCAACGAAGTTATTGAGTTCTTCTCCATCCTTCAGCATTTTACCGGAAGACATGCGGGCAAACCGTTCATCTTACAGCCGTGGCAGCAATTTGTAATAGCCGCGATATACGGGTTCTACGTGAAAGAAACAGGAGAGCGCCTCACCAAATACGTTTACATTGAGATATCCCGTAAAAATGGGAAAACCGCATTTGCCGCCGGTCTTTGTCTGTTTCATCTCATTGCAGACGGAGAAATGGATGCCGAAGTTGATTTGGCAGCAAATTCCAAAGATCAAGCCAAAATCGCATTCAAATTCTATTCCCAGTTTGCAAAGGGAATTGATCCCAAAGGAAAAGACCTTGTATCTTTTCGGGACAAAGTAAAATTCGAGAAAATGCTTAGTCTGTTACAGGTATTTGCCGCTGACGATTCTAAACTGGACGGATTCAACGCTTCCATGTATCTGATTGACGAGTACCATGCCGCTAAAAATACAGGATTAAAGGACGTATTACAATCATCACAGGGAATGCGAGACAACCCGATGGCGATTATCATCACTACCGCTGGATTCGACAAGCTGGGACCGTGTTACCAATACAGAGAGATGTGCACGGAGGTTCTCTCCGGGTTGAAAGAAAATGACTCTCTATTTGCAGCCATCTACTCTTTAGACGAAGGAGACGATTGGAGAGACCCGAACAATTGGACAAAAAGTAATCCGAATCTTGGTATCACAGTAAAACCGCAATATCTTCAGACACAAGTGCAATCGGCCAAAAATACAAAATCGGAAGAAGTCGGCATAAAAACTAAAAACTTCAATATCTGGTGCGATTCCGAAACAGTGTGGATTCCTGAACACTACATCTTACAGGCGTCGGCCAATCTCGATTTCGAACAGTTTCGAAACATGGATTGCTATGCGGGGATAGATTTATCCAGTACAAGCGATTTGACATGCGCCTCTTTCATGATCCCGACCGAAAACAAATATTATTTCAAGACCCTGTATTATTTGCCGGAAGCGGCTTTGCAAGAGAAGCGTTTCAAAGATCTGTATGGCGAATGGCGCAGACAGGGGCTTATTACAATTACTCCGGGAAATGTAACGGACTACGACTACATCCTCAACGATCTTATGAAAATCAGAGATATCGTGTATATTCAGAAAATAGCATATGACGCCTGGAACGCCACACAGTTTGTCATTAATGCGGAGGAAAGAGGGCTACCGATGGAACCGTTCTCGCAAACACTGGGAAATTTCAATCGACCGACAAAAGAATTGGAACGTCTGCTGCTATCCGGGAAAGCCGTTATAGACAATAATCTGATAAACCGGCATTGTTTCCGTAATGTCATTATGGCAAGAGACAAAAGCGGCAATACCAAGCCCTCAAAGCAGTATGAGGAAAAGAAAATCGACGGGGTTATAGCCAAATTGGAAGCTCTCGGTATTTATCTGGTTTCCCCAAGATATGGAGAGTTTTACTGATTTGTATTACATTTTTTTGGTTAGGTGTAAAAGTGCGCTTAATATGAAAATACCATTTACAAATATTGAAATAAGAAAAGCATCCAAAGCGGAAACTTCCCGTTTGACAGCCTGGAGTTATACCGGAAGCCATCCGCTTCTTTCCAGTCGGAGCAAACCGATGCTTCTTTCTACGGTATACCGTTGTGTCGATCTTATATCAGATAGCGTAGCAGTGCTTCCGTTAAAAACCTATCGGCTCGATACGGAAGGATTCAAAGAGGAATATAAAGCTCATCCGGCTTATCAGGTTTTGGATTTGGAGCCCAATGAAGACATGACGCGGTTTGTCTTTTTCAAGACACTAATGGCTTCCGTACTTCTCACGGGTAATGGATACGCCTATATAGAGAGAGATTACGACCTTAACGTGCTACAATTGATTTATATCCCTACCAGCCAAGTAACTATCGTGTATATCACCGACAAAAATGGTATTATGCGCAAACGGTATCAGATAGTCGGATTTAAGGAATTGGTGGAACCGGGAGATATGATTCACGTTTTGAACTTTTCTTATGACGGTATTATCGGTATATCAACATTGACACACGCCCGACAAACTCTCGGTATTGCAACAAAAAGCGAAGAACACGCTTCCGGTTTCTTCGAATCCGGCGGCTCTATCTCCGGCATATTGACTGTTGAGGGAAAACGGTTGGACAAGGAGCAAAAGGACCAAATATACGATACCTGGGATGAACGTATGGCTAAGCATCCGAATGGAATTGCGGTATTGGAGGGGAATATGAAATACCAGCCAATTACGATCAGCCCTAAAGATAGCCAGTTACTCGAAAGTAGGCAGTTCAATGTCGTGGATATCTGCCGCTTTTTCTCTGTCTCTCCCGTGAAGGCATTCGACCTTTCAAAATCCAGTTATTCCACCGTTGAGGCCACCCAACTTCAGTACCTGACTGATACCGCGCTGTCGGTAATTACAAAAATAGAACTGGAAATCAATAGGAAGGTATTCTTAAAATCGGAACGTGGTAGAATCATTGCAGAATTTGATACTTCTGCCATTCTCCGTACAGACAAAGCCGCTCAAGCTGCGTATTGGAAAGACATGTTTTACGTCGGTGCGGCTACACCGAATGAAATCCGCAGAGAAAATAATCTTTCTCGTATCAAAGACGGGGATAAAGTGTTCGTACCTGTAAATACGCAAACCCTGGATAACGCATTATCCCAGAAATCTCTGCCCAACAATGAAAATAATCCGGATTTGTATGACAAATCTTTGGTTAATAGTAAAAGTTAGATTATGGACGATAAAAAAGAAATCAGAAATACTTCTTTTCAGGTGCAGGTAACCGGAGAGAATGAAGAAAAACGTACCGTTGAGGGTTACGCACTGCTTTTCGATACCCCGTCAGACGGGTTATCATTTACCGAAGTGATTCAACGCGGTGCGCTTGACGGAGTTTTAGCTAAAAGCGATGTTTTTGCGCTTTTGAACCACGACCAAAGAAGGGGGATTTTAGCCAGAAGCCAAAATGGGCAAGGTTCTTTGACTCTTTCCGTAGATAGCAAAGGGCTTAAATATCGTTTTGAAGCGCCCAAAACTGTGTTAGGAGATGAATTAATCGAAAACATCCGCCGAGGGGAAATTAAGGAAAGTTCTTTCTGCTTCGATGTGGAAAAAGATACCTGGGAAAGACAAAAAGACGGTAACTGGAAACGCACTATTGAGAAAATCGGCAGTCTCTATGATGTTTCTCCGGTTTATAACGGCGCATATAGTAAAACCAGTGTCTATATGCGGGGGAAAGAATTGGCAGAGGAAGAATTAAGAAAAAAAAATCAGGAAGAAGTTCCTGAATCATATTATGAGAACATTGAAAAAGCGTTAAACATTTAATTTATAATCTTATGGCAAAAGAAAAAAGCATCACAGATCTAAAGGACGAAAAGAAGCAACTTATCAGCCGTTCAAAAGAAATCATTGAAAAAGCGAAGAGTGAAAAACGCCAGTTTTCAAAAGAGGAAAATGAAGAACTGGGAGAGGCCCAAGCCCGCATGGCTGAAATCAACCTCGAAATCGAGTCCAAAGAAGATGAAAACCGCAGCAAGCGACCTGTTAAAACTGTAAGCGCAGGCAACGGTAACTTCTCTCTCCGTCGTGCCATTCTGGCTCAAATGAATAAAACAGAGCAACGTGACAGCGAGGCCGCAGTTATCGAAGAAGCATCCAAACTGCATCGTTCTGTTGCAGCCACTGCTGAAAATTGCGGTGAACTAATCGTGCCCCTGTCATATCAGAAACGTGCTGCTTATACGGCAGGTACAGAAGCGGCTACCGGCGTCGTGATTGACGAAGAACAACAGGAACTGCTACTGCCTTTGGAGGCTAATCTGGTATTGTCACAAGCTGGTGTACGTATGATGACCGGTTTGGTTGGTAACATCTACTGGCCCAAGCATAGTGCGGCACAAGTTTTTTGGGAAGGAGAAAATGACGAAGCTAAAGACGGTAAAGGAGAATTTTCTAAAGGCAAGCTCTACAGCCCGAACCGTTTGACGGCCTATGTAGACATCTCCAAACAACTTCTTATTCAGGAAAACCGCTCTGTAGAAGGCCTGATCCGGCAACTACTTGCTATTGCCATTGCTCAAAAAGTGGAGAAAACCGCATTGAGCAATGCCGCACACGAAGATAACGTACCTGACGGCATATTTCAAACTCTCGGAAAAACTAAAGGGGATATGGATTGGGCAAAGATTGTGGAACTTGAAACAAACGCGGATTTGAATAACGCATTGTTCGGTAACTTAGCCTATATCATGCACCCATCGTTGGTCGGGAAGGCCAAAACGAAAGTTAAAGACGTATCCGGTGCCGGTGGCTTTATCTTCGGGAACGAAGGGATAGGTATGCTGAACGGTTATCGCGCATTGCGTACAAATAACATTCCCAAAGGGTTACAGGACGGAAAGGATGAATTTGGTATCGTATTCGGTAATTGGGCTGATTATTTTCTGGGGCAATGGGGAGCCATCGATATGACTGTAGACCCATACACACAGGCAACAAAAGGTATGGTTCGCTTGGTTATCAACTCATATTGGAATATGGGTATGATCCGTCCTGAATCGTTTACCATCGCTTCAATGAAATAATATGGCGCATATCGATTTACAACTGGCAAAGAGACATCTGAACGTGGAAGAATCATTCACAGAAGATGATGAATATATCAAAGGTCTTATCGAGGCTGCCGAAGCCGTTGTAGAGAAAGATATATGCGAGAAGCTTAGCGAATTAGAGAAAGAGAATGAGGGGAAACTCCCCTCTCCTCTTCGTCAATGTATTCTCTTGATGGTCGGACAGTTCTACGCCAATCGAGAACCTGTAGCTTTCGTGCAGTCCGCTGAAATCCCGCTGTCTTACAGCCATCTCGTATCACTTTATCGGAATTACGCCAAATGAGAGCCGGATTATTGAAATATATACTTGTATTTGAGAATCCTGTAGAAGTAAAATCTCCGACAGGGGCCGTCAATAAGGAATACAAAGAAGTATTCCAATGTCGGGCGCAACGCGTAAAACAAACACTTCTTGCAACAGATGAAAATGCGCATGAGCAGTTTATAGGCCACACAATCACTATGCAAGTACGTAAATATCCGCAAATCAAATACGGCTGCCGTGTAAGATATGCAGATTCCGTTTGGGAAATAAAGATGATTGAACCAACGGGAAACGAGCTTACATTAACCCTTAAAAAGATTGACGTATGATTCAAGTTAGAGCTATTGACAGGGAAAATATCCAGTATCTGGTTCGAAACCTGGAAGACTTCGAAAAAGACAAAGCAATCAAAAGCGGATTACGTGCGGCGGTCAATGTATTTCGCGTAAAAGGTCGAAGCAATCTCCGGGCAAGACTACTGCATCACGGCAAGCAGACTAACCACTTGATGAATTCCTTCACTACACGGGTAAAACGCAATAAACTAGGTGCTTTATCCGGATTTGATCGTCCAGGGGGAAATCACGCCCATCTTGTAGACAGGGGAACGAAAAGGCGTTATACTAAAGCAGGCACGACTCGGGGCATTATGCCGGGGAACAGTTTCTGGGATGACGCAAAACAGACGGAGGAAAACAAGGCTATGCAGGCTATTTATCAAAGTGTGCAAAAAGCGATACAACGAATAAATGACAGAAGATGAATCCTTTTAAAATTGCAACAGAAATACGGGCTATCCTACTTTCGTCGGAAGACATCAAAGAAGCTATCGGTGAAAAGGTATTTCCTATAATCGCTCCGGAAAATACAGTAGGCGATTTTATAGTCTACCAACGTGACGGTTACAAACAAGACTGTACAAAATTCGGCATATACCAACAAGTACCGATTGTAAATGTAGTCGCTATCAGCGAAAATTACGACCGTAGCCAGCACCTAGCTTCATTGATTTACGACACTTTGTCCGGTGATTTTGCAGATCCGGATATCCATATTGAACTTGAAGACTCCACAGAGGACTTCATTGATAATAAATATATTCAAGTTTTACAGTTTTCAATTAAAAACAGATAATTATTATGGCAGGAACAAAATTAGATTCGAGTGCGGACGTCTATCAGGGACAGCTGTTCGCCTTTATTGGAGAAGACCCGATTGCTTTCGCGTCCAGTGCTACTTTGGAAGTATCCGTAGAAGAGATTGACATTTCCAATAAAATGATGGGCAGTTGGGCGGGATCACTCGCAGGAAAAAGAAGCTACACGCTATCATCCGAGTCCCTTATTACACGCAAGGAGGGGGCTATGAGCTATGACACGTTACTGAAGAAAATGATAGAAGGCGCTCCTATCGACTTTTTCTTCGGAGAAGCAGCTTCTTCAGACAAGGATAATTTTGGTGGTACTTTCACCCCAGACAAGACAAAGATTAACTATACTGGGAAGGTACTGATTACGTCCTTGTCGGTAACATCGGAAGCCGGTCAGATCGCCAAATGCAGTGCATCATTCAAAGGATTTGGCGCATTAGTTCCAATAGAAGGATCTCCGGTCAGTGTAAATTCTGCATCTGCACCGGCTAAAGCATAAAGCGGTAATTATAATATTATGTTATAAGGCGGTCCTAAGATGGCCGCCTTTTTCTTTTACTAAATCAAATTATTATGGTCGTTGCCTTTTTCGTAATTATATTAGTGTGTCTGATATGGATTTGCTGTGTTGTGGTTATTCCCAACAAGCGCTCTCACCCTATTGTTTCTAAACCAAAGTATATTTCTCGCTTAAAGTTTATAAGACTGACGATTAAATCCGTTATTCGTTGGGAACAGAAGCAGGGTAAGTCCTTTTCTATGATGAATTACAATAATCCGGAAGAAATAGAAAGCCTGCTATATGCTATGTATCTGACAGAAACAGGTTCTTCCTACACGTTTAATGTATTCCAACGGGCCATCATGGACAAAACTTTCACAAAACAAATGGTATCTGAGCTTGAACGCATAACGAGAGTCATGTCCCAATTCCAAAAAAAACAGGAAAAAGCTGATGTAGGTAATACCGATGTTAGCCCGGAAACCATAGCCAGTATCGTATCCACCCTTATCATGGCCGGATTAGATGCACATTATGCACTCAATGAAATGGAACTATGCGATTTCCCGCTCTACATTGAGGCGTATGAAAAAAAACGCAGAGAAGAAATGGAAAGTGCTCGAATGTGGACGTATCTTACTATTCTCCCTCATATCGATGTACGAAAGATGAAAAATGGGGCTAAGGATCTAATCATATTCCCATGGGAAGAAGTCGAGAAAGAGGCAGAAAAAGAAATAAATGAGACCGAAGTCGAATGTTTCGAGAACTTATTAAAGCAGGGTAAAAACATTTTCAAATCATAAGAATATGGCTGGAAGATTATCATTCAGTATAGCAATTAATTTGCTTACGGAAAACTTTAGAAAAGGGAGCAATCAAGTAAAAGCGGCATTCCGCTCTATGCAGATGCAGATATTGACCTTCGCGGCTGCATTAGGCGCTGGCGGTATCGGATTAAGTAATCTTGTCTCTAGATTCATAGATGTGGCAAGGGAAACAAACCGAGTAACCACAGCCTTAAAGAATGTATCTGGGGGAACGGCACAATTCGCCGATAATCAACGGTATTTGCTGGACTTAGCAAAAAAATACGGGATGGAGATTAACGCTTTGACAGCCAGCTACGCAAAGTTTACGGCTGCTGCCTCTATCTCCGACATGTCAATGATGGACCAGCGCAAGGTATTTGAGTCTGTCTCCCGGGCATGTACGGCTTTCGGCATGAGCGCAGACGACAGTAATGGGGTTATGCTTGCACTCTCGCAAATGATGAGTAAGGGGAAAATCAGTTCGGAGGAACTCCGTCTACAAATGGGTGAACGTTTGCCGGTGGCATTACAAGCGATGGCAAAGGCCGCCGGTGTCTCCGTTGCCGATCTTGACAAGTTGATGAAGCAGGGTCAGTTAATGAGTAAAGATATGCTTCCCAAGTTCGCAGAAGCACTTAACGAGATGATTCCGAATGTTGATACAGATAACTTGGAAACGTCCGTAAATCATCTGAAAAACGCTTTTACTGAATTAGTTAACGGGGCGGATGTACAAAGTAAATATAAATCTTTGATTGATTGGTTGACAGGAGCTATTCAAGGATTAGGAGAAAACTTAAAAAATATATTAACTCTGGCTTTTGCTGGAATCGTTTTTGTCGCAACAAGTGCTGCAACTAAAGTTTGGCGCGGATGGTCGTCGGCTTATGATAGTGTGGCGGCCAGTGGTGAAAGGGCTTCCGCTCAAGCTATTCGAGCCACAGAAAGACGCGTTGCAATTGAAGGCACATTAGCTGTCAAAAAAAAAGTGGAATCGGCTGCTCTGGCAGAATATCAGGTTGCTTTAGCGAATGGGACAGCGCAGGAAGTAATCGAGGCAGAAATTAGAAAGGATAGGGCTGTACGTGCGCGTATAGCAGCAGAAAGTTCTCTTGAAAAAGCTAGAGCGGCAGAACAAAAAGCACTCGATAAACAAAAGCAGCTATCTGCTACTACTGCTGCTATGGGGGCAGCTTCAGGTTGGAAAAAAGCAAACATTATCATAGGGGCACAAATAAAACGTCTCGGAACTTCCCTTCTGACAATGGGTAAAGCTTTTCTCCCAGCCATACTAATTTCTGGAATAATTGCGGTAGTTAGATATTTCAAGAACTTGAGAGAAGAAGCTCAAAGAATAAGGGGAATATTCAAAGATTACAAAAAACAAGCTGTTTCCATACAACCGTCCACAGAAGTATCACAATTGGAAGCGTTGCGGAATATAGCTAATGATGTAAATCGAAGCACTATAGAAAGAAAAAATGCTCTTGAAGAGGTAGCCAAACGACTAAATATCATAAAAGAGAAAAACGAGACAGAAATAAACTATCAGAAACGAATAAATGATAAGATCAAAGATCGTATAAAACTTCTGGAAGAATCCGCAAGAGCGGATTTTTATGCTCAGCAAAAGGTAACGGCTGAACATGAATTCAAAAAGTTCAAAAAGGATTTGAATCTTCAGGGAATGCCTGAACCAGGAATGAATTCCTTAATGACCAGTATCTCCAAATATAAAGATACAGGTTCTAGAAGATCTTTACAAGACGGTATTGATATATACGCCAAACAAATAAGAAAGTCTGGTGGGGAATTTGTGGATGACTATCAAGATAAGCTCGTTGAGATGTCCAATTATTGGCAAATAATGACAGACTCATCCAAAGAACTTGCAAGTGCAGTAAATAATTCGCTAAAATTGGATGATAAGAAACCCCTTGCTGACGGTGATAGTAGTGAAAAGAAAACCCCGCTTCAAAAAGCAGAAGAAGATTATCGAAGCTCCCTACAAAAATACAAGAATCAACTCGACGCCGGTGCCATTACGCAAGAACAGTTCAATCAAGAGATAGACAAACTCAACTCTGATACAGTAGTTAAACTTGGAGGTATTTTAGGAAAGTCCGCGGATGCAAATGAGACATATGCAAAAGCGCTACTCGGTACATTAAATCCCCGTATAACAGAATCTGTCAAGGCACAAGCTGAATTAAACAAAGTACAAGAAGATTATAAAAAAGCCGCCAACCTTGCAAAAGCCAAGCTAGACAAGAAACTGATATCTGAAGACGAGTATCGTCAGGCCTTGGTAGAAGCCGCAATAGCAGCGGCTAACTCGGCCATATCTATTGAAAATATAGGTGACGCAGCCGACGGCTTTATAAAGAAAATGCGCGGTATTGTCGGCGACAATTTACGGATTGATATGCCTAAAATCGGAAAAAGGGACACAACTTTCGATTACAAAAAAACTGACGTAGATAAAAAAACAGAGGAACTGGATATCTGGATTAAATATAAGGATGATTTAAGGGAAAAGTTTGAAGAGGCTAAGAAAGCGGGAAGTGACACCGCCAAGTCTTTAGAAATTGAATTAAACAGTGCCATTGCGAATGTCGATAACCTGGAGGATGCACTGAAACTTGCTCAAGTCCAAGAAGATATTAAAAATTTCAATAAGGAACTTAATGAATCCCTGTATTCCGGTATAAAGGACATTGCAAGCAGTTCAGACCGTGTGGTCAGTGCATTTCAAAACCTGAATGAAGTAATGAATGACGTTGATGCTTCCGAATGGGAAAAGATAATGGCTATTTGGAACACATTAACGACTGTTGTAGATTCATTCCTTTCCATAATCAAGATGATTGAAAATATCACAGAGTTAACAAACAGATTATCGGCAGCCCAAAAAGCGGAATCAGTCGTCGAACAGCAAGTCTCCAATCAAAAGATAATCAATGCAGCCAAAGAAATGGCTGTTGATACAACGGCAGCCGAAACCAAGAAATCCAATTCTCGCGGAGTTGTTGCCGCTAATACTGCTGAAGCTGCAACAGCAGCGGGAAAGAGTGTCGCAGGTATTCCCTTTGTCGGCATAGCTATGGCCGCAGCAGCGGTTGCCGGAATCATTGCATTATTTGCCACACTGCCTAAATTCGCCAAAGGCGGAATAATTGGTGGCGGGCCTTCATCGGGCGATAAAATCCTGGCCAGAGTTAATGCCGGAGAAATGATACTCAACCAAGGACAGCAGAGCAACCTATTCAAAGCTATCAATTCCGGGAAATTGGGCAATGCCAATAATAGTAGTTTGTCATCTACAGTTACAACAAAAGTCAGAGCTAAAGATATCATTTTAGCCATTAACAATGAATTAAAGTCACAAGGAAAAAAAACGATATCATGAATTACGGACTTATATATACCATACCATTTGCAACCTTGGATAATACGCCATGTGTCGTAGAAATAGAGAAAGACAATTATTCAGGTTCTGTTCAGGAATTGGCACCGGGGGAGAATCCTTTCACCGTCGATATTACGGATGAGGAATTCTTGTATACCCCTACCCGGTTCAGTACGGCAACAATTCATATTGTAGGTAACGACTATCTGCAAAGCTTGTTTTCTATTGCATATCAGCAATATCGGGTTACATTCAAAAAGAATGGTACAGTTACTTGGTGTGGATTCATAAAGCCGGAACTTTACACACAGGATTATAGTTCTACGATTTTTGAACTTCAACTGGAATGCATGAGTGCAATGTCTACCTTAGAATTCATCGATTACAAACAAGTCGGCGAGAATCGTGTATTCATATCACTTTGGGATTTGCTAAAAAAATGCATTTCATCTGCAAATAGTCAATATACAAACATCTACATTCCACATGTATATGCACAAAATGCAGAAGATTATGTAGCAGGAACAAACATTCTTGAAAGTATGACAGTCAGTGAACAAGACTTCTTTGATGAGGATGACAAACCGATGAAGCTAAAGGAAGTTCTTGAGGAAATCTGTAAGTTTCTTAATTGGACTTGTATTGACTGGCGAGGTGAATTATATTTCGTTGATATTGACCATATCGGAGAGTTTTATAAGTATAATCCTGTAACATTCGAGAAAGTTGGAACAAGTTCTCCAAGCTTGCTTAATATACAGAATATCGGTTTCGCCGGTTCCGAACATACACTAGATATTTTGCCCGGTTATAATAAAACTACAATCCGGTGTAGTAATTATCCTATATCCGGTTCTTTATTCGAAGAAATTGATTTTGATAAGTCCGAAGTAATCGCCTCTACAACTCAATATAACGCCCAATTTAACCCGACACAAGCTTTTAAAAAGAAATACTTATTAAATCAGTCTGTTGATTTAAAACTTTATAAAGATGGTGACGGGAGGATGATTGAGGCCAACCCGAAAGACTTTATAGACAATCCGAACGGGTTAAACTATCTTTATGGGGCAAGATTAGTAAAAACCTGTCAATATAATCCAAGAGATTCGGAATTATCAGAATACACCTACGATAATTCAATACAGATAAGAATTAAGGATTTATCTAATATATCCGTTGTAGACAACGAACTTATCATACTTTCTTTTGCAAACAAAGACTACAAAGTATTTCCAAAAGGTGTATTCTGCATTTCGGGAAGTGTAATGCCTTTTTACCAAGACCAAGAAATGTCTTTTTTAAACCAGGAAGATACTTCTTTAGATTCAATAATATTTATCAGTCTCCGCATAGGAGATAAATATTATAATGGTCTCGGATGGGTTCCCGTCAAGACTTATATTACCGTATCTAATTTAGGCGGAAGTGGGTTTAGAGATTTAAGAAATACAAAAACGCCAGATATGCCATACAAGGGGCTTAAAGGTTTTATAATACCGGTCGATTCTACTCTTATTGGGGATATTGAACTATCGATATTGATGAAAAAGGCCGGCGAAAATGGCAGACCGCATATTAGTTCTTGCTTAGGATATTATTTAAAAGATTTCGATATCGTCTATCAAAAGCCCGATAATATCTCAGATGATGAAGATAATAATTCCGACCGCATTTATGAGAACATAGTCAATGAGAATTTTATTAACGAACTAGATGAAATAGAATTTAAAATATCCAGCTATAATAACGACGGGGCATGTTATAGTAAAGTAATGTTAGGAGACCAATACTTGACCGATAATCTATATTCCGCCATAGAAGAAACTGCGATTCGGCCAGAAGAGCAACTTATTCGCCGGATAGTCAAACGCTATAGTTCCCCCCATATCAAACTCACCCAAGTAATAAAGGCAATACCAGATTTAACGCCCATATCCCGTTTGTATGACAATTATATGGTTAATAAAAGATTCATCAACGTAGGCGGTTCCATAAACTTTAAAATGAACCGGTTCAGTTGCATAATGATAGAAGTATGAGCGATAGTGATATTTTGATAAGAACACGAACGATTCCGGTAAGTCCGAGATCTAAGAATTATCCTCCCGGAATGGTGGTATCTCCCTCTTCCGGCGGAGGAAACACGACTATTATAGGTGGTGGTGGATCAGGGGTAGATATCATAAAAAAGGATGATATGAGGTCTCTAACTGACCGCAATGTACTATCGTCTCTTCGTACAATTCATGAAATAACATCCAGAATAATAACATCAGATGACACAGATACAGAACTGACTGACAATAATTTATTGTCTTCCCTCCGCGCAAACGAGGATTTAAACAAGGCTATAGAATTATTAAAAAGGATCTGCCTTAGAAAAGATCAGGAAGATAAAACTGAATACCTGGTAAAGTTGTTAGGCGGTGTCATAACCGATAATATAGAATCTCAGAACTTCATAAGCGGTGCGCTTGGTACGGGATTCCTTATCAAGCGTGACCCGAAGACCGGACGGTCGTATGCCGAATTTGATGAAATATATGTCCGGTTGAAGGCTGTGTTTGAATCTTTGACAATCAAGGAACTACTGTCATTAGGCGGTGAGATACTTCTTACACTAGCCAGCATTGAATGTACGAAGGTCGAGAAGATTTCCGTAGCATCCGTGTATGATTCAAGCGGGGCACGTCTCTACGACTCGGACAACGCAGCCCTGTATGTTCCCGTAGCGACAGGTGGCGTGTACCGTTGTTACTTCACTGCCGACGATGGTGAGAAAGCCATCATCAACCAGTTCACAGCCGGAGACATGGCGCAATGTCGTCAGTTTAACATCAAGGCTGGAGTTTATGAGAATGTAGCTAACCGCTACTATTGGCGGTATGTTTTGTCTGTCGGCGAAAACTATATAGACCTGTCTGTAGATGACTGCGAGGAAGGCAGCGATATTCCGCAGGCAGGTGACAAGATAATCCAACTTGGCAACAAGACAGATCCCGCACGTCAGAATGCTATCCTTTTGTCCGCCTATGGGCTTACCGCTCCAACCATACAGATGTTGCAGGGTATTGATTCTTATACTTTGGAAGGAAAGGCTGTCAAGGAAGAGGGATTCGACCAGGAGACGCAGCAGTTCTATTCAAATAATTACGGACGCAGTTATACAGGTTCGCGAGATAAAAGTAATTATATCCAATACACTCCTGAAAGAGGAGTTGAAGTCAGGGGTACTGTAACACTGGAAACCCCAGAAGGCAAAGTGTGGCGTGTCGACAGCTCAGATGGTGTAAACTATATCGGAGATTTGAATGGAAAGCATATTGAACTGAATCCTAACACGTGCGACATGAAGATATATAATGACGATGGAAAGATTGTCAACGTGTTTGAGGGTAATAACTACAGGTCGGTTGATGATTTATACGCTGGGAATATTCCATCAGTAACCATTATAAACAACAGACCATTGCTTACAGTTCCCGGAAGCGACAATACTGTAATGTCTGATGAAAAGGAAGTTAATATCATTAAAGAGGATTATTTTTACGCGGATTCATTGTTGACAATGAATTTCAATTTTTCCTTTGTTTCCCAAAATTATACAGGGGCTACAGGTGCGGCATCATGCACTACAGGATACGAGCTTCACCTGCTCTCTTATACGGATATCAATTCTGATCCAATATTGGACTATATATTAAGACAGGACGAACGGAACGAACCCGGAACTACCACTATCCATTATACCGAACAGACAAAAACAATAAATCCCGGATTGTATTATAGGCTTGTATTCAAGTTATATGCTTCTGTATCCGCCAACGGTGTTTCCTCTATGGCGGAAGTTACCATAATTGACATATCCGTTTCCTTTTCAAAGAGCGGATACATATCACGTTTCTTTGCGAACGGAATGTCTTTAGGTACATCAACAGATAACATATTTGCCGTTTTCAACAAGCGCAATGCGCTCTTGGGAAATTATATACAAGCAGAAATGCATAACAAGGATGTTGGATTTAGAATTTTAGCACAGAAACTATTAGCAAAGCAGAACCCTCACGGCTTTTCCAATGAGATTCCGTGGGGGATGGTTCCCCGAATAGTCGCAAGCGGAAAGGCAAAATGTTCAAGCTCATTCGCTTCTTTCGCGCAAGCGACAATATTCGATAACAGCTCATTGTCCATTTCCAGACATTCCAAAGGGAGGTTTCTGATAACCTTGCCATCGGAATGGAGCAAATACGAACTTGATAAGAGTGGGTATGTGATGGTTACCGGATATGGCTATGTAGAAGGCGGTTCACGCCCTGTGAGTGCCACTGTGACAGATTTCATAGCCAATTCCTTCTTTGTTGTTCTAAGTGATGGTGGAGCTCCTTGTGATGCGGATGGCGGTTTTTATTTTGAAATAAAAGTATATTAAAGCAATGATATTATGGCAGAAGAAACTAAAACATTAAGGCATACAGCCGAAGAGATAGATGATGCTATCGACAAGCTTCCTAGCAATGGTAATGCGGCAGGGATCTACAAATCTTCCCTGTCTTTCAGTTCCATCGTAAATGACGGTAACGTAACCCAAGACCACCTAACCGAAATAAATTCTATTTATGCGGCATGGAAATCCGGTAGAATGGTATATGTCCTGGACGAAAAAGGTGGGTATTACAATTTGGGAGTGCTAAACATGCAATTGGCAGAAGATAATTCAAAGTGCTCATTCGTGGCATTAAACCAAGATGGCGTATTATGCTATTATTCCTGCAACCCGTCTTCCGGTGTTACGGGTAAATGGTCTGTTACTCCTATTGGGGAGGATTTATTCGCACTGATTCAGCATACCCATAAAGCAAGTGATGTAACAGAGGAGAAAAACAAGCGTTTCGTGACTGATGAGGAAAAGGATGAACTAAGCACTCTAAGTACTACATACGCTAAAGCCGACCTCTCCAATGCCATGACTGTTTCCCTGAACCAGAACGGTTATGCTAAGTTTAATAACGGTCTGCTGATACAATGGGGATATTTTA